TTTTTGTGTTGTAAAAATCTCCAACCCTTAAAACTAATACTGGTGGTGCCCCAAAGGCTGTATTGGTTGCATTGTTATATTGTAATTCGTTTGTTTGACCCACTGATTTAATTGTTGGGATGGTATCACCAGGTCTCATACATTGTTGTAAGAAAGTTAATCTACTATTCAGTCCTTCTGGTGTCATTGAGTGGAACGCTGGTTGGAAAAACTTCAATTTATCTTTTAGGTTATCATAAACCATTGGGGTTTCTTCTTTAATTGCCTCAAAATAATTACACTCAGATAACAACGACCTTAATACTCTTTTTGTGATATTGTCTCTTTCCACAAACTTTTCTTCAATTGTTTGAACCGTTGTCGTTACAGGTGTAACCGTTCCTACCAAAACGTTTGATAATTGTGGTTGTGGTTTTTGTTGTGTTATAGACTGAGATAGTTGAGCTGGTGGTGCTGTTAGTTTTGACGTGTCTACATTGATATATGCCCTTCTACAAGCCATTGCTGTTGTAGAATAAATCTTATTTGTTTGTGAGAGAGTATCACCACCTTTAGCGTTTGCATCACCATCAGTACAACTTACCACAGCCCCTCCTGTAAATTTTTTCTCTTGTGCGTCATATTGTTGTACACTTGCATTTTCACCAGACGCTTTACCTTCTACAAGAAATAATCTTCTTGGTGAACTATTAAAATATGTCGCGGTATTTGTATTTGTTGTGAAATATTGTATTGCTGCGTTAATTCTTCTTTTGGATAATTGTTCATTGTAAGACGTACTAGCAGGGGCAGAACAACTGGAATCGATTGTTATTGTAACGGTTCCCTCATTGTTTTTTAACGCGTTTCCGATATCTTCACATAATTTTTGAATTTGTTTGTAGTTAGGGTCAACCACTGAATTAAAAAATGATTGTGTCAACGCCGCAGTGCTTTTCTTTGTATATTCACCACTTAAAACATTGGTGCTATACGCAGCATATTGTGCAGCAAAATTCGTAACATTATTCCCTTCTTTAGGTATATCATTGTCAAAATAAAACCCGATGTTTTTAGAGTTTGGTATTTGTATAGGTTCGCTAGTTTGTTTAACTAGTTCCCCTTGTCCTCCAGTATTACCCGGCTGAATTGTTTTAACCGCATATGTTAATTGTTCCTTTGTCATCTCTTTAGATGAAATCATTTGTTGTAATTGGAACAAATCATTAGGATTAATTGTATAGTACTTTTTGGCTAACTCATATAAGTCATATGTTCTACATCCCGCAAAGAATGAATCAATAATACTATCAATTCTTGGTCTGTTAGTTTCATTTTTAAGAACTTTATCAACCAATAAATTTAATACAGAAGGATGGTCAACAACTATCTTCCACGTTAAACTCCCCGTTCTATTTGTATTGTTGTATGTATACACAGGTTCAGGTCTACCAATAAAATCTGTATTTTTCCAATTCGCACTTACGTTTTCAGTAAATGTTAAACCATATGGAGGGAACCACATAACTCTACCACCATTAGGTCCTCTTTCGCATATTGCCAAATCTGAAACAGAAAAACCTGGTGTGTTAGATGTTCTCCAAGCTAAATTCTCAATTGAGAACATATACTTCTTGGCATAAGAGTTGTTGGTTGTACCAATAAGATTCGTAGAATCTTGACCACCTTCTTGTTTGTTTGGATAGATGTTTAAATTCCATGTCTTATCCATTACTGAATAAGCAAACTTTCTACCTTCGGTTGTCATACCGTTTCTTTTCTGAAGGTCATTGTATTGTAAATAAGGAACGTCCTTAGTGAAGATACGACAGTACTCTGTTCCCACCTCTTGTCCAATTGAACCAATATACTTAAGAACTCTAGAACCCTTCGTAATCTCTCTATAACCATCATGGAAGACCTTACTAACTTGGTCGATAGCATTACCAACGTGCTGTAATCTTCTTCCTCCTTGAGGTTGGCTATTAATTAGTCTTTGTGTGTCATCAAGAATTGAACCTTCTCTATATGTTTGGTTTGTCGACTCGGTCTTGTTGTATGATGACGGTTTAAAATCTTCATCCTGTCTAATAATCTCACCACCAATACCAACATACTTACCAGCATTGTCTTTGTATTTTGGTGATACCCAAGTGAATCCACCTTCAACACCACCACCGTTACTATATGTAGGTCCGTTAGCACCAAGTTTACTTTCCAAATCAGGACCTTCGTATAACGCAGCAAGTTCACCTGGACCATAAACAGGAGATTGAACCTCTTGTCCGAATTGGTTTACCGGTATATCACCTCCTGGTGAGAATATTCTTGATGGGTCGGATGTTGTTGAACCTACGTAGAAGTTACTATTGTTTGTTGTAGAACCAACTAAAACACCAGCGGCCCTATCAAATAATGTTCTTTGATAATCCGGCTTATACTTGTTGTAGTCAATGTTACCGAATAATCTCGACTTTTGACCACCACCTGTATTGTTTAAGAATAACTGAGAACCTGTCTTGTCACCACCCAATAATCTACTGAATGATTTACCGACAGACGTTTTAAGGAACGCAGAACTTAATTGTTGTATTGTTGTTGGTTGACCTGAATTAATACTTGCATCGAAGTATGAACCAGGAATTGTAGATGTTGGTATTGTACTACCCGCTAATCTTAATGCGAAGTCTGTTGCTGCTAATATTGGGTTGGATGGTGCGGTAATCGTGTAGTTAGGTTCAATTAAAGGAACTCTACCTGTAACTAAATTTAAAACGTCTGTACCACTTCTTACGTTAAACGCATTGGCTCTACCTACAGTTTGTTGAACTATCGCTGTGGCAATTCTTTCTTCAAAACCTTTTCTTAATCTTGAAGCACCTAAACGAGCAAGATATGAGTCAGAACTTAACAAACCGTTACTACCTTGAGGGTCAGGTGTTAATAAGATTGAAACAGGTCCGTATGTTGACGGATTGAAGTTTGGGTATGGTTGGTTGTTATAATATCTTGTACTACCGTTGGCATCAATTGTTTCTAAATTACCAACGAATTCACCACTGTCATATAATTGCTCACTACCGTTACCAAAGGCATTAATTTTTCTCCAATTCTTTGATTCAGGCTCCGCCTCATCTATAATTCTAGCATCTGCGAAACCATATTCACCTTCGTTGGATTTTGTATTTGTATTCCCAACAGGGTCAGGAGCTTGTTGATACCCTCCCTCATTACCCCACTTATTCAACGGGTATAACTTATTAGCAAACGATGGTTCGTCTATTAATTGGTCAGGACTGTCTTGAACTGATGTATCTGATTGTATGTATTCTGTATTAAATGGAGGCGTAGGTCTATTGGGAGCCTTAGCATAAGGGGTCAAGTTTCTCGTAATGAGTTTCTTTCTAAACGCGTCTGAATTAACTAAATCTAATGGACTACCCATTCAATACTTTTATTATAAATAGGTTAATAGGTATTTTTCTGATAATAAATTACTTTGTCTTTTGCAGTTGTTTGTTTTTTTCTTCAACATATTTGTATACCATTTCTTTGAATTTTTCTTCGTTCAAGAATTGTTCTAAGTATTGTTTACTAACACCTGCGGGAGCTTCAACTTTAAATACAACAGTGCCACTATAGTCAACAGTCTTATTGATTGTTGATGTTAATGTTTGGTTTTGATTTGCTGTTTTTGTTAATGAATCTGTTCCTTCTAAGAATAATGACTTAGATGGTGAGGCTTTAACCGTTGTTCCACCTTTCTGAGCAGCTACTGCCTTACCCACAGATGTCTTATCAATGTATGATTCGAGACCTTCCAACGCACTGGCAGCTAACTTACCCAATGCAGAATCACCAACTTTCATGTTTTTTCCTTTAATGTCCGAATAAATTTTTTGACTTAGTCCTTCAACAACTTTTCCAATTGACTTACCTTGCTCTCCAAATTTACTACCAAGGTCTTTCATAATATCACCCATAGATTTACCACCTGTTTTTATCATCTCATTCACCGCTCCCTCAATTGTTTTGGCGGTAGTATTAAATTGGGTGCTGAATATGTCGGTTTTAGCTACTTCTTTTGATATTGAACCTGTCGGAGTTGTTACAATCTTTCTGAACGCCTCCATATTGTCTTTAACAAAAGATGTCGATACCGCACCTCTTACAACTGCTTCTTTAATTGATGCAACATCATTTGCAACTATATCACCCGTCTTCATGGAAGCCCTTGCAATGTCTTCCATTGACTGAGGTTGTTCTTTTTGTGCTTTGATTAATTTATCAAATTCTGTTTGTGTAACTTCACTAAGTTTCTTTGTTGAATCAATTCCTTGGTCATCCCTAATCTTAACAACATAATTTCCTGATGCATCCATTTCAGACAAATTAGTTAAAAACTGTTTGTCTGATTCGTCTTTGAAGTTTAAACTTGGGCTTATTTGTGACAGTCTCTTATCTAATTCCGCTGCGGCTAATCCTGATTTAGATAAGTTATCATAACTCATACCAGTTTCCTTAGCCAACTGTCTAAGAGTCAACATTCCTTGAGGATTAATCTTGAATGATTTTGTTTTTTCGTCGAAGTATGTAAATTGTTTACTTGCTTTAACTAAACTTTCTTGTAATGCTCCTGGGTCGTTAATGGACGCATTCATCAATGCGAATGGGTCCGCAAGTGTACCAACCGAAACACCTAACCTTTGGAATGATGAAGCCAATTCAACAGCTCTTTCGGGATTCATTGCGTCTTCAGCTAAATTAAACGCCTCACTCATATCAAACCTGAACTGTGAAGCCCTTGCTGCCATCTTTGTTAATCCTTGAACACCTCCCTCAAAATTAAACTTATTTAGTTTTGATGTGTTATCAACAACTTGACCCATCACCTCTTTGGCATTTAAACCTAAATCTCTAACAGTTAATACTGATTCCTCCAACTGTCCTCCAACAACACCGAATTGAATGCCGGCATCTGTAAATGAACTAACAATATTACTAACTTCTCCACCAATAACTTGAGTGGTTGCATACAATTTTTCAACACTTTCCGCCGACGCTAAGGTGTTTTTACCTGTCGCTGAGGCAATGTCTTTCATTACCTTTAATGTACCTTCAAAGTCAGCACCAAGTCTTTTTAATCTCGGTGCAGCTTCACTCACAGCGGTCATCATCTCACCAACTCTCGCTCTTGATAAAGTAAACCCACCAACTAATTCGTTAGCAGCTTTCTTCATTTCCGAGGCAGCATCAATAAACTCATCGATACCGAAAGAAACCGCTTCACCTAGTTTTTTACCAAATTCACTTGGTTTTTCTTTGTCGTCAGCCATTAAATGTTTTTCTTATAAATAGAAGAAGGACTATTTTTTTAGTCCCTCTTGTTAGTTTCAACCCATTTATCTAAAAGATATTTTCTCATAAAAATGGGCATTCTTTCAAAATCTTGATATGTTATATTTAATAATGTATTCAAATAAAAGAATTCATCTAGTTGTCCTTTTCTATAATCAGAAGAAAGGACGAAAAAATTCCACCCCAAAACCGACGTTAACTGTCAGTCTATCTCCTGATGGGGTTGTTACTACTCGGTTCATGTTTAATCTTGGTTCATTTTCATCCATAAAACTTCTTATGAATTTAGAATCCATAATCGGCATTTGTTCGATAAATTTAGCTATCTCACCTTTATCTTGATTTCCGTCAACTTCAACAATTTGTTTTTGTAATCTCCAAGTAACTCTTGGTGCAACTCTTCCAACAGGATATTGAGCAGTCATTTTATTTATCTCAATAATTTCACCGTAAGTCATTGGTTTTAATTTAATAGTAGCACCTGACTTTGGTAACAATGTTGTAAATGTTCCGTCATCTGAAGGAATCTGTCCTTGGTTTATAGTTAACTCATCTAATACAACCGTCGCTTCAAATTGTTTTCTAGTTGTGGGGTCTGTAACATTAACATTTAATTCAGGTCCAAATGCCGTGTTTCTTAAAAAGACAAGAATTGCCTCTACATCCCCTTCCAACAAATCTTCAACCCTAATGTCAGGTTCATAAAGTTTTGTTCTGATTAGATTAACAGATATATCATCTCCACCCGCCATCAGGATATTTTCATCTGTGGCGGTTAAATAACCTACCTTAACAGATTTCTTTTTGTTTTTATAAAATGTACCTTGAGATGGTAGAGGCACTACGTCATGAGGTAATGTGAAATTCTGTTGTGCGTAATTTGATGTTTGATTTTCCATATAAAAAAAATAACCGTAAAGTTTATGTCTTTACGGTTAAATATAGTTTGTATTGATTTTTTATAAATAGTATTAGTACACTAACACACAACGGTCAGGACGAAGACTAGCTGTAATATCAGCTAACGCGTCTGTTGAATATCCTAAAGAACCGAAGTCCACGCTTGTTAAGAAGGTTCCATAAAGAATCCACTTTTCAACAACAACACCTGTCGGGTCTAACATCTCCAAGTCAATATCTTTCTTATAACCCGCAGCATATCCCATACGACCTGTTACTGATTCAGCGTGTAAACGAACCCACTCCATAAGAGCTTGTGAAGCTGAAGGACCAATTGGGTCTCTAAACTTAACCGTCATTTCATCCCAGTTGAATCTACCTGCAACGTATGTTGATGTATTTAAAAATTGTATTTCTGTTGAAGCAATTTTGATGGATGGTCTTTTCGTACTTTCAACGAACCACTCATTTATTCCCAAGCTTGAAGGAAACCTCAAGATGAATCGGTTCTGACGTTTCGGTTCGTAAGGAATCGGCATTTTCATTAGTAAATCAGCCATGTTATTATAATTTTGTTTTTTTTATTTTATATCTTATAAATATAGTCTTATCAAAAATATTTCTATTTACTTTGTGGTTAGAAATTAATATTCATTATTTATATTCCTTCTTAATTCCTCCAGCAGTAGAATAAGTTTTTACTATATTATCTGGTTTATCTTTAAAATGTTTACTTATCTTTTCTACATTCTTTAAATCATCATCTGAAAAACCTATTTTAGGTTGTTCTGGTATGAATTTATTAGCAATATCTCTTTTTAGGAATGCCTTTTTATTAAGTAACGCAGCTAATCCTTTTACATAGTCCACAAATTCGTCCATAGCCATTACCTTTAATTCTTCAGGACTTGCAGCACTTCCATCATTTCCAAACGATACGGGGTGATATCTGTTAAGTTCTAAATAAGACCTTATTAAATCATCATCAGACATGTCATCTTCATCAGAAAATGTTCTATATTTTTTAAGATTCTTAACTAGTTGGTCTTTATCAATACCACCAAATCCGTTGATGATATAATTGTAAACTGCTTCTTTTAACGTGTTTGGGTTGTGACCTCTCGCAGTGATTATTGAAAAAACCGAACCGTTATTAATCGCCTCTTTAAAGTCGTTAAACGCGGGACCTTTTTTAGCGGTCATTGCATCTATTAAAAAGTCTTTGTCACCCGAAGTTCTAAAGTTTCTAAAAGCATCATCAGCAAAATCAACAACCGTCTCACCCTTATAATTAAACGGTTTTTTCCCAATGTTATGTCTATATTCCGCAAAATCGTCAGTACTCATCCCAACCTCATCACCGTCTTCAGTCTTCAAAACTATTTTAGTCGGCATATGAACAATATTATCATCCCAATCGAATGCATAATATTTCATATCTGGTGTATGCTCTGCTCTAAATCCTTCTAGTATTCTTCTCATATTGGCTAAAAGGGGGAGATAAACTCCCCCATTTTTTTTATTAGATATTTTCAAACGAAGCTCCTGTTGGAGTGATGAAGAATTCAATGTCGATGAATTCTAAAGCCTTCGTAGGTTTTAAGTAAATCTTACCTGTAAGTGTATTTCTATCTAAGTCTTCAGGAGAAGATGAAACTGTTACACGGAAATCGTATAAACCTCTGTCTCTTCTGATAGAATCTAAGATTGGGTTAACACTGTCTAAGAATTGTTGTCTAACGATTTGGTCGTTTTGTTCGAACAATAATCTTACAGCTACCGCTGAAATCAACTTACGAGCTTGTAACAACAATCTTCTAACATTCAATCTGTTAAGAGCTGTGTCAGCAACTTGTAAAGTTTTGTTACCCCAAATTACTGTTCCAACATCAGAGAACGTAGCGATAGGGTTGATTCTACCTTGATACAATGTATCTCTATCTTCTTGAGTTAGTTTTTGTCTAGCTTTGATTGAGTTTACAAGACCTCTTGTGTAACCCGCTGATGCGAACCAAGGGAATGCAATGTTATCGGTTAAAGCTAAGTTTCTACAAACCTCACCAGTTGCTGGTAAGTATATTTGTGTATTGTTAACCGTGTCTCTTGTTAATATCCAAGGATAGTAAGTTGCTGTATAGTTGGAATCAATTCCTGTATTATCCAAATTATCAACCGCTTCTTGAGAGTAGATAACATCAAACTGACTTGTTCCGTCTGGTGTATACATTCTATAATCAGGAGTTGTTACGATGTAAACCGAGTCAGCTCTTGAAAATTGAACCATGTTAATCGCATCTTCACAAAGGTTTGAGTTATTTATGTAATCGATACTTGCAGTTGCAAATACGTTGATATTTGTAGATTCAGGGTTTGAGAATGTAAGAATACCAAGTAAGTAAGCGTAGTAGTCAGTATTACCAAAGTCTGAAGTATTGTTTTGTACAGTAATTCTTTTAAATAACCCCTCACCAGTTGCGTTTGGATATCTTGAAGAAGGATATGCTCCTGCTAAAAATCCTGATGCTCCTAATTGGAATCTATCTTCATTAGTTCTCCATTGTCTGTAGATATCCCAACCATCGAATCCGCCCGCAAAACATACTGTGTATTTTCTAGCGTAGATAAAATAGTAAGGGTTCTCTTGAGATTCTGGGTCAAATCTAAAGTCAGCAGTTCCACACTCAAACGCTGTTTCACCACTTGTTTGAAAAGTATTAGCGATTGTAACAACCGTAGCACCTGAATCCATATGGAATCCTTTACTTTGTACATTCCAAGGAACAGCTTCTTGTGTAGGACTTGAAATCCAATTACTTGGATTTTGTTTTCCTTTATAAGTTAAAAACGCTTCATCAACACCATATTGAGTTGAAAAACCTAAATAAGCTCTTCTAACAACATCTCCCGCAGATTCTGTTGTATTTGCAGCTCCACCGAATGGAGGATTTGTAATAGTTTCACCAGGGTAAAAATATTTTGTTTTATATTGAATATATGGTGAAGGATATGTAGAAAGGTTTTCATACTCTCTTTGAGTGTATCCACGGAATCCACAAGGTATTGCATCTATAGGAGCCGTTGGTGACAATTCAACCATAATATATTTTGAAAGTAATGCGTATTCACCATTAGAAGTACCAATCTTAACACCAATGAAGTTGTTAGATGCTGGGTCCATATTACAATTAGTGAATTTTTCAATAACCACTGGGTTAGTATCAGTATCGTAGAAATTTCTAACTAACACGTCAAAAGACATGTTATTGAAAGAAAGATTTGCAATAGATACTTTAACCTCCATATTTGCAGCATCTCCATCAGAAATTGAGATGAATTTAAATAAATTATAAACTTCATTACCTCTTAATTCAGAAACTAAGAAAGGTGTTTCAGGAGATTGATATCTTTCTAAACTATATGCTATAGATGTGTTATCCTCACTTCTAGCATCCGGAAGTTCAATTAGAGTAGTATTTAATCCTCTGATGTAACCTTTTTGGTATGCGATGTTTAAAGACGCTTGGTAAGACTCCTCAACAAACACAGGTACAGTAAATCTATCTTTTCCAAAATTAT